GTCAGCAACACTCACAAGCATCTCAAGTACCTCAATGTATAATGTCTTAGCAATCAAGAAGTTATCGTACCACATCCCATCAGTATCTTGTGATGTGCCGGCAGTTGTTGTGCGCTTAGGCGTGTCAATGTGTAATATATCGTTTCCGCCAATGAATAAGATCTTGTCAAGCTTGAACCCTGCACACTTATTTAATATGCCCTGAACGCCTTCTTTTACTCTGGCAACAGCAATCTGGTTGTTGTAATCCTCGCCTGTCTCAAATGAGCTTGCGAGCTTTCCGATGTGAACGTCAGCCGGGTCGATGACCAGCAGGTATCCTTCACTATCATGTATTCTTTGGATGTTGGGGTACAGCGGTGCGTAGGTACGCATCTCTTCAACAATTGACTCTTTGATGTCGTTGTAGTCTAACGGCTTATTGTTACCTACATTAATTGAGAAGTGCTTACCTTTATGCCAGTAATTTTTTACCTTCTCAAGTGGTATACCAAGGGCGTTGCATTCTTTAGAAAGAAGGTGATCCTTCTCTACAATTTTGTAAGAAATGTTTCTTCTTACTTTGTCAAATGGTTCGCTTGTTATTCCTTCCTTGAGTATTTGTCTTGCGATTTGTGTCGCACTTCTAATACCCTCATCGAATAGCTCAGCGGCTCTTTCATAGTAAGGTTTCATCAGTATAGTTTAATTTGATTTCTTTTAATTGATCAATCAACTGGTTACAGATTGTAACTGTTTCATTGTATTCATTGTCCATCATGGACTCATATAAGTCAGTCAACAAACTATGCAAATTATTTATTTCCTGATTAACGTATTCGCTTTGTCCCATTTGTTTAAAAAAAAGGGACCAATCTCTTGGCCCCATTAAGTAACCCTAAAAATATACACTATGAACCAACACAAGTATATTCACAAAGTTATAACTATTTAATAATAATTCTTCAAGATAGTTATCAACACTTACATAAGCGTGAGCTTATACAAGGTCTCATTAACTAATCCTAACATATCTTGCAAGATGTTCTGAAGATCAGGAGAGTAGTTATTCATCTCAGCTTCAATCATTTTGCCAATACCTTTAAGGTGTTCTCTTGGCTCTTCCTTTTTAGATGCCGGAATGTCAATAGGAATTCTACCATTGGCTCCAAAGTATTTTTCTGTGAACGAATCTGTAAAATCAAGAATACCATCGTAGTACTCACCAAGTGCCATATGCTGGGCAAAAGAATTAGTGTCTAAATGTGCAAGATGCATTGCGTCACGAGACTGGAACAATGTTCCGATAAATTTATTAGGTGTCATAATACTACAAAGATAGTGGAAAAAAATGTTGAATATATTGCTCTTAGTCGACTAAAAACCGACTTAATGTTTAATATGTTACTCTTTATGGAAAAATATCGCGAATCGCGATCCGCGATATTGTGCTATTAGCTTACTGACTTATAATGCCTCAATATAAGGTGCATGGCTTATGTGGCAAAATTCATGCATTATTGCCATAACTTGTCATTAATGTAGCAAAAACCATACATTTTGTAACTTATAAGTTTATAAAAACAAATCAAACATAAGCCTATAAGTTTACATTACTGGCATTTGTTTGCTCTATCTAAACTTAAGAGCATTCTCAGTCATTATCTCATATAGTTTCTCTCTAGTATCATCTAATGCCTTCCATGTATCATCTGACATTCCTTCTGGAGGATGTTTAGTCTGAGACCGAAGGTGTTGATCTAGTTCCCACATTGCTAGAGACCATTTCTGTCCATTGACAGCATCTTCAAAATCGATGTGATCCTCTGGTAAATTGAATTCAATAATTGCTTTCATAGTTTTATTGTCAGGTTTGAACTGACATTTGGCCACCATCGACAGGACTCGAACCTGTACTTTGTATATTTCTTACTAACACTAAGTGTTAATTAATAGCGTCTACCACGTCAGGATTACCCCTAACCTTCCGCCACGATGGGGTTGTAACTTTTCTTGCAGTTACCCGTGTTCCCTGTTCTTCAGAGACCAATAGCACCAATTTTACATCTAGGTACACCGATCCATAAGGCTCGACAGCCTCCAACGGTTTAGTTTAACGTGGGCTCCCTTCCCATTTCCGGTGTTTGCCTTTTTGAACGATGTCGGGAAGGCTAACCCTATCTCCTATACGATGAGAACAGCTGCGTTGAGCATTGTCAAGAGGCTTTCTGTATTTTACGATCCCCTGATCAACGGGGCTAATTACTTTTTAGTTATATCAAAAGTAGCATTGAAGTATATCCGGATTTGATCGGTGTTGTAGTGTCTTACATATCCACCATCACAAAGAACTACACACCACACATCATTCTCAAGCATCCCTGAGTTGCTGGCATACAATGCGTATCCATCTTTGTCTCCTTCTACGACTACTGGTACTGGCTTTTTGAATTCTAACATTTACTTTACAAATGTATTAACTAATTCGCAAGAAGTAACAATATGATTCATAATATCGTTATATCTTGCTTGATTTTTACTTTCGCATGACATATGGTAGTTGTGCATTGTCTCCATGATGTCTGCAAACATAAGCTTCAATTCAACTGAAGGAGAGTAGTCAATAGATGACAAGTCTTCAACTGTGATTCCACATTGTTTGTGAATGATTGATAATTTAGGTACATAGATAGCTTCAATTGCTTCAGCTTCATCCGCTGCATTAACTTCTTCTAATAATTTTTCAATAGTTGTTTCCTCAACCAAGGCAGATTCTTCTACCTTGGGAGCTGTTGTTTCTTTTTTTCTCATATTATTTAATTTCGCAATTGTTCCCGGCACACGCTTGCTGGTCCATTAGGCTTGTATTGTCAGACATTTCTATAATTTCAGTTACGTCAATCTCGTGCAAATTTAACATAAGTTTTTCATATGTCTCTTTGTCAATTGTTTCAAATGGTGTTTGGAAATAAGAGCCCAAGTCCTCTGGCATAAATGACAGACCATTGAAGCTATCTTTATTTGCCCAGATCCATTCGCCAACTGAAGGCCATTCCTCTTTGTTCATTGTCACAGTTGCGCTCACGTTGTGTGTATTGTCCCCTTCAATGTGACCAGTTTGTATCCATCGTTGGTGGAAGTCTTTGATCCTATCCAAGAACGCAATCGCATCTTCTGATTTGCGCGTAATAGAGCCTTCTGGAGCCATTTGCGGAATAGAGATGACTGCTTGCCCAGTTGGGTTAAAGATATCGTCCTCAAGGAGCTCTGGGTGTCTAATTGATAAGTATGTATACAATGCCTCATTCTTACCAACACGGATACGTCTGATATAATATTCATCATGCCATGCATGGATACCTGACGATGTTCCAAGGACAAGTGATGTTGTGCCAGATGGCTTAACACACGTTACCCTTGCAGCGCGATTCACACCAATTCTCTCAGCAATCTCAATATTTGTATCAATACCAACGTTAGCTGCCGCCTCAAGATCTAAACGAGACACAGCCCCACTTGCAATCCCGGTCATGCCGATACCAAGTAATGCCTCTCTCTCTGTTGTTTTCTTCCACTCAGAACGCAAGTAATGGAAGTCGGTGTATGATGCCTGCAATGTTCCGATAACTGCACCGGCCCAAGTCCTCATCTCTAATTCTTTCTGCGTCTCAATGTCAGATGCGTTGATCTCAACCAAGTTACAAAATTGGAATGGGTTAAGACTAATTTCGCAGTTATGAGCAATCACACCTTCAACTACACCCCAATGGGTATCGTCGTCAAGGTTAAAGTCAAATACCTCTCTTATGCCAGAACCCACAACAGACGTTACAATAGGAGCTCTTTTTGATATAAGCCAATGCAATGAATTCATTTTGTATTTATGAACAAATCCAATGTTTTCAGCAAACCAAATAATGTCTTTTATTTGTCCGATGTTTACATCATAAGATTCTTTACACTCATAATTCCCATTTGAAAACTCAACAACTTTTGCTTTGTTTGTTGTAATGTATGGACTTAATCCAAAATACGAAAGAATTTCAACAAGTTCATTTGCCAATACTTTGCAAGTAGTTTTGTATGCAATTCTTGAGGTAGTTATTACGCTTCCATTTGCAGAGTACATTCCTTTTAAGAATGATTTCTTTTGAGTATCATTTAAAAAATAATACCTAATTGGCATCTCTCTTTCTGGCAATGAGTTTGAACTAAATCCCATTAATTCTAATGAAGCATTAAATCCATTAACGTATTTCTTTCCAGTCTCATTAAATCCAAAAATATCCGCAACATCTAAATCTTTTTCTCCAAAGTGAATTTCAAGCCCTTTGTGTGTGTTGCTTTTTAATCTTCCAGTGCATCCATCTCCCTGAATAAATCCAAGCCTTACATATTCATTTATTTCTTTGTTTCGAACATAGTAAGGCATTGGTCTTTTACCTTTTAAATCTTTAGCTTCGCACTCTTCTCCATTGCTTAACATGAATCTATGATCAGGAGTACATTCTATTTGTTTTCCATTGTTTAATGTTACAACGCAAACGTGTTTTCTACCAGTAGACCAAACTAACCCATCAACTATTTCGCCACTTCTGTTAATAAGCTGAACACTTTCTTCTTTGGCAAGGTCATCAAATCTTCTATAACCTTGTGCCGTCAATAGCTTCATATCACCAGGAAAGCAACATGGATTTGTTCCAAGGTTCACATTATTAGTGAAATACAATCCTGGCTCACCACTATTGCTTAGCTCAACTTTCTTCCAAAGGCTTAAGAAATCATCCTTTGCAATTGTAGAACGATCAATCACAGCGCTGTTATTTGATCTGCCTCGTTGTGGGTTTAGCTCCCACCAATCTCCAAACTTGCAAGTCAACATCGCTTGATCGTCAAGGTCAAACAATGAAATCATTGCAGAACGTCTGATACCACCGCTCAATACTGCGTCAGCGATATGGCAAAGGATATCATGGCAATCAATTGACGTTAATTTCTCTCCGTCTTTCTTTCTGTCAAGGATCGCCTCAATGTGTGTCAAGCAAATCTTTAATGGCTCAGGTCCCGGAGCAACACCACCAGAGGTTATCAGTCTTTCGCCTTTAGCCCTGATTGCTCTGTAGTCAAACTTTGGCTTCCAATTATTCAAGCCTAAGTAACTCTTCATCAATAACTTAATTGAGTCAGCCCATCCTTCAATGTTGTCAGAGATTAAATACTTCTTCGTCTTCTCTGACCGATATATTGCTGGCAATTGACTGATATTGTGCTGTTGTACCGAGTAGCCTACACCTGTGCCAGATAGTAACAAGAACATTGTCTCGCTAAATGCTTTGTAGTGATCAATAGGTAAGAAACTGCAATTGAAAAGTCTCACGGGATTTACCTCAATCGCCTTACCACCAAACTGTAATGAGCGCATAGAAGGTAGAACTTTCTTGTCATACACATACTCATACGCTGCATCAATTGTTGCGTGCATATGAGGAAACTTATTCAAGTGCATTGTTTTGTTGCGTGTTACTAATTCGTCCCAAGTCTCACGTCTTTGTTTGCTGTCAATGTATTTAGCATACTTGCTCCATACAATAATGTCCGATAGGATTTCGTTTTCTTTTCTCATCTTAGAATTTTTTACCGTGTTTGTATCCACGCATAGAGTTATACTTCATTTTAAGGTCGATGTGCTTCTCAAGATCTACGTTAAGACCTCCACACAAATCAAATAGTCTGATAGCAACGTCGGCCAACTCATCTTCAAATGAATTCTTAACGCTCTTCTCAAATGATGCCTTCCAGTCAGACTCGTTTAAGATAAACTCTTCGTCATGTGAGTTCACAACAAGGTCATTGTAAAGATCAGCCACAACTTTATTGTCTGCATAATGATCTTTGCGCAAGGCCTCAAGCCCTTCAGATAACTCGCTGACAATCAGCATTAATAATTCTCCGATGTTACGCTCTGCGTCCCACCATCCGCCATTCTTGGCTTTCTCGTGTGCTAAAGTAATTAGCGTGTTGATTGTTTTATTTTGTTCCATAGTGTACTTCTGTTTTAAATCCTTTTTCTTTTAATTCTTTTATTCTGTATTCTTGAAGTGGTGATAACTTACCATCTGCTCTCTTTACCTCGCAGAAGAGGATCCCTTTCTCTGGATGAAGAGCAAGCAAATCAGGTATTCCATTCTTATTAGTCTTCACTAACTTCAGAACATAATACCCATCTGCCTCTAACTCTTTGATCTTCTTAGTTTGTACCTGTTGTTCGGTTAACATGGGTCTGCAAAGATAATAGTTTGTATGAAGATTTGAAATGAGAAATTGTAAAATTTTTCTTTTTTTGCACAACCTTATAAATCTTTTCTTCTATGCCACCTTTAGCAAATACCCAGTAAACTTTGTTGTGCATTCTGTCCTTGGTTGTCATCCTATCCTTTGCCTGAAAATAACTCGTTGCACTGAAGTCAATGTTGTAAAACACAATGTGATCAGCAACGCTCAGATTAATTCCTTCCCTTCCCGTAACAATTTGTATAGCAAAATTGTCACAAAGCCCATTTTGAAATGTGGCCAGGTCTGTCGTTACACTATCATTAAACTCTAGCTCTATCGCCATTAGCTCTGCCTTGAACTTGTAAAATATCGCTATTCGTTTTCCGGCAAACCTCTCACGTATAAATTTTGCCTTAAAGTCGCTCACGATCATTGATGCGCCTGACTCAAATATTATTGTGCCAGAGCATAATTGATGTAGCTTCTGCATCAGCTTAGCACCAGTGTCTGCAAGGATAATCTCTTTCTTGCCTTCAATCACTCTGTCTCTAACAAGGTCATCGCATAACTTACTTACAATCTCTGGCATATCAACCCTGAGAATCTCTTCCTCAACGCTTGACTCAAAGCCTGCCTCTTTCTGTGTGAATGAGATAAGATACTTTTTCATCCTTGATTCGATCTTATCTTGTATGCCGTGTGAGTAGTCATTGATGAACAAGCTATTAATCTTACGCTGCTTTATGTCAACATAATCTTTAGCCCACTTGTAGAAGTTCGTGTAGGCAGCGAATGGTGACGCAGATCCAAGAACCCACATTTGATGGTACATCTGTGAGTATGACTCAGGAGATGGTGTGCCTGACAAATAGATAGCCTTGCATCTATGCTTGTCAATGATGGCCTTCACATCTTTTGCCCGTTTGCTTGGCTTCGGAAACTTACCAAAGCAGTGCGCTTCGTCAAGTATTATGAGCGATAAACTTGACATATTTATCTTGTGAAGGCTCTCATAGTTTACAATCTCAAGGCTATACCCCGGAGCCAACTTGTCGTAGTCGCTTTGTATAGATCCAATTGCTTTTTTCTTAGTAACAAACAAGACAGAATTGGCCCCAACTTGTGAGGCTATCTGTAATGATGTCAGCGTCTTACCCGTGCGAACCTCAAGGGCCAGGTATACGAATTGGCTTGACTGCAATATTGCAGTGGCCTGATCAGCTATTTGCTTTTGGTAGTCCCTTAGTTGAATCATAAATGCATTTACTAATCCTATCGAATAACTCTTGCAAGTCATTTACATTATCTATGCTCCAACCAGATTCTGTTTTCAAAACGTAATAACAACCTTCATCGTTATCTATACCAAGTCCAGACTCACATTCTATGGTTATCTCCTCGTAATTATCAGTTGTTCCATTGGTGTTGCCTTCTTGTCCAAACGTGAAGGAACACTTTTCTAATTTTGGTTTGTTGTTCATATTTTTTGTTCGTTCACGATTTCGTGAACATTGTTTCTTTTAAGTTCGGTTTTTATCATCCATTCAATTAATTCTAATGATCGCTTATATCCTTCAGCGTATCCTTCTGCATAGCTCATTTCTTTGCCAGCAATCTCCATCTCTTTGGCTTTTTCAAAAAAAATAGGTGGCAAGTATATTCTACCACCTAACCATTCGTATAGCTCGTTTTCTAAAATCTCTACACTACTTTTATTGTTCATATGTCCTTTCTTTAAATTTTTGTATAATTACTTTGATTGCTTCTGTGATTACTTCTGGCTTCTGCATTGGGATGTCTTCTCCCGTTCGCCAGTCGTTGTAATATGCCAGGATGATTATTGCTTCTTTCTCTGTCATAACTTTTCTTTAAATACATAACTTAATAACTTTTTCTCAAGTGGTTTCTCGTGTCTTACACGTCGTTCGACAATCTCTTTGTACCTCCAGATCGTGTAATGATGGACGTCCATCATATCAGCAATCTCATACTTAGTCATCTTAACATACCAGTATAATACATAAGCGATTACGGCCTTGATTGCCGCCAACTCGTGCACACTTGTCTTGCACATTACTTGCTCTGGCCTCACTCCGTGATCATCGCAAATCTTTTTAATAATTTCTTCTACGTTCATAATTGTTTGTGCTTATAATACATGATCCATCTACCTCGTCCATCCCTTCCACTCTCTGGCAGGATGCCAGTCGTGTAAAGACCATACGCGTCAAGCCAAGAATAAAACTTATTCATTGAGATTGACATCTTAGCCCTTGGTCCAAAGTCAGGGTTGTCAGAGACAAACATATCATATAGTTGTTGTTTGTAATATTTAGTTTCTGTTTCAATCGTTCCATCATTGATCACCCACTCCCAAAAGTTGTGGTCTGTCTCAGCAATAAACTTACGCGTCTTAAGATTCTTGAAGTCACTCTTCACAAATCCCTCGCATAGGTAAAGCCTAAGATTTGAGATCATGTAGTTGTCAAACCTCAGCCACTCATCCTCATCCCAATCACTGAACAGCAATCTACCAAAGTCATCCTCAGGCGTGAAGTCTTTGCTATAGTGTTTCTTAAACTCTAGCTCCCACTTCCTTCTCTCAAATGAGTTACCCTTCCCCTTGATCGCATAGTTTGTCGTGATGACAATCTTTGGAGACCTACTGAATGGTATCTTAATTGCATCCTTATTCTTCTTCTCAAGAGTAATCCCCTCAGTAACAATACTGAATAACCTCTCAAAGTCAAAGTGCTTCTTCACGTCATCAAATGTAAGTATCTGAGTATCTGCCGATACAAGCTGATAAGCAAATGATTTCTCAAAACTAAACTGCTTGCCATCAATGATGACCATTTTCTTCATCTTGCTTATGGCATTCACGAACAATCCTTTACCTGTTCCACCCTCAGGGTTGTCAGATATGACCTCATCGTTGATAATTACTGCTGGGCAATACCCAACATTCTTGAATCCATGGAGAAGGTAACCAATGGTGCTCTCAACTGACATGATTCTGTCGTGCTCGTTGCCAGCAATATTACTGATAAACCTCTTGTAGTCGCAACTCTTGACTGGCTGTATAGCGAAGTCTCTATCAATGACTTGGTCCTTCCAGACGTATCCTCCAAGATCTAAGTAGTCAACAATTGTGATGTCATTGCACGTTACCTTGACTGCACAATTTCTAAAGTAAAGATATGAATTGTCCTTCTCATCTGATATAAAGTAAACGTCAACGTGAGATAGCATTGTCAAGAAATCTTCCTTAAAGAACCTTGTCTTGTCAGCAAAGAAATTGTAGACTTCCATATCACCACACTTGAGAATGTACGTCAGAATAAAATCCTTTATCTCTTCCTCCGTTGTGTTGTCAATTAAGTTATTGGTCACTTTTACAAAGATGTAATTCTTTGTCCCCTCAGGAGAATACTTGTAGTATCCATTGTCTTCTAAGAACTCTTTGAACTTGTAGTGCAATAGCCTTATAGATCCCTTCTCTGATACTTGCCAGAACTCAACATAGTGGGAGTCATCCTCAATGCTATTGATTGTAGCATCTATTACATCGTCTTCAATGTCTGACTCCCTCAGTTGAAGACGGATTTCCTTTTTTGATACACCTGCCTTAAGTTGCTTCTTGATTGAGTCAACCTTCTCAATGTCCTCAAAGAACCTTGTGTTGTGCTCATCCTTGTTTCGGTATGCGCTGTCGCAGATAACTTTTATCTCAGGCATCTCAAAGCCCTCATGTGCAAACTCACTAAGAGCGTACATGGCCAAGTCTTTGTTGATACCAAACTTGTTGTACCTTGATGCCAGAATGAACACATTGTTGTTGCGCTCGCCTACGACCATGCCGTAGTTCTTGTCCCACCATACCCTGAGTCGTCTGATAACTTCATTCTGGTCGCTTAACTTTATTGTTGACTTGGAGACGTTCGTTATCATCTCCTCGTACTTGCCTTGCGACATATCCATCCACACAGCACTATTCGGATTGATAAAAATTAGTGGGTCATAACTCTCGTAGCATACCCGCGAGATGTTACTACACTTGATATCGAAGTTAGGGCTGTTATATTTGCCTTCTAAGGACTTAAAGTAGTGCTTGTGGTTGTCTGCATCCTTTGGGATCCTTACGATCAATTTAAGGCCATCTCCTGACGGAGAAACAAACACGCTATAGGTATACTTATCTTTTGTTAGTTCTTGTTTCTTAGCAATCAACTCGTGTTGCTTGTCAAACCCATCAAAGTCAAGGCAAATGAATCCACTGTGATCGATAAGTGCTTTATCGTTTCGTGTATTGAATGTGCCAGAGAAACAAATTGCTGGCAACTCCTGTTTAAGGACATTGCGAACATCTCTGTTCTTCTCTTCCCTGATGCGTTTTATAATGTCTTTATTCTTGCCTTCCTTGATTCGGGCAAGTATCCCGTCAATATGCCTAAAGAAAGGCGTTGACGTGTCTTTAATATTTCTAAAAACTGTGATTTGTGTCATGTTGTGTCGGTTTTATGTCGATTTTTTAGGGCTTAAACTCTTGGTTTCTATTCTTTTAACCCATTTGTGTCGTTTTTTTATTTTAAAAATGAAATAAAAATAAAATAGAATAGATAAATTAATATATACTGAAATTGGCAACTTTTTCCGACACTCGACACAAGCACCACTTAAAGTGATGCTATATGTCTGTCGGTGATTAGATTAGAACGGCAACTCGTCCAAGTCTTCCTTCTTTTTTGAAGGCTTACTTGTGTCGGTTTTTGCAGGTGGCTCGACAAGTTGACCATCTGACCATGCTACTTTGCCTGATCCAAGATAGTTTTTCTTCTCTTTTGCCTCACGCTCTTCCTTAGATTGTTCTTCCCAAACGCTGGCGTTCTTGCCCCATTCGTTTGTTTCATTGTTAAGTGCTACGGTAAAGTTTAAATACTTACCATCTTTTAACTTGCTCTTTGTGATCTTAGTCACGTCGATTGATACTGATACTAATTGTGCCATATGTTTTATTCTTCTGTTGTTTCTAATGCGTCCATCTTTTCTTGAAGATAGTCTGCTAATTCTTGCAATCCCTTGTTGTAATGGTAGATAAGACTAATTAATTCTTTGTCGTCCATCACATCGTCATTTGATACTGGCCATAGGCCAAATATCTCGTCATATACCCCTTGGTACATATCTGATTTTTCTTCTCTTGTCATAATGTTTGTTTAATAATAAAATTGCTTACGTCCTCAGTCTTATTTGGTCCGAAGAATTTGTGGTACTGCTCAACTGCCCTTGATACTTTCTCTCTGCCTCTGTCTAAGAACTCCTCAGAGCAATCATAAACAGCAACACGGTTAGTTTCCTTCTCGACAACAATAAACTCCATGGGCTTGCCAAAGAATTGATTATAGAGCCATGCCTGAGAGTCATAGTTGTACTTTCTTGCGCTGAACATGAAATCATCTAGCTTTGATGTTGTCTTCAGATCGTAGATAACGTCAGTCTTCACAATGTCAGCCTTCCCTTTCCACATCAGTCCCATGATTTCCTTAACCATTGGAACCTCGTATCCAATCACGTCATCATAAACCATGTCATACGTTGTGATGTTGCCAGTGATGGCCTCAGCCATCCTCACTATCATCTCTTGTTCTGCTGACAATAATCTTATCTCTCCATCAGCGCACGCGTCCTTATAGATGTTTGTGTTTCTGCTAGATGCATTTACAATTGTGAAGTTGTCAATCTTGTCCTTCTCGATCAACAAGGTATGGAAGTAACTTCCTTTTACCATGTCGACAGTCTTTTCTTTGTTCTTTTTAAAACTTGATGGATCCCTTAACAAGGCATCAATATCTGAGTTAGATAGGAATTGTTTTCCCATCTCGCCATAGTAGTTGGCGTCATCCTTTAATAGTTCTAGATTCATTTAATTGTTTGATTAGATTGTTTTCGTATATTTTAGTTACTGATTTACTCTCACACTTGGTGGGTATTCCACCAAATTCTACCAGACAATAATTCTTGTCTACGTTTGAGATGTACTTGCCGAATGTTGTATGGGTTGCCAGTAGTGGTCTATAGGCAACCCAATCATCCTTGATCATTACTGCGTGATTTCTTTTTGAATCTCCGTGCTTATCACGTCATCAATCACGTACTTCTTAGCTAATTGATCGATCAACTTCTTGGCTCCAAGTTTTCTGTTAGCCTGCACATATGCAATTGCCTTACTCCAATTCTCATCGCCAATGTTTAACACGATCTGAGTCTGCTTGCCATCGTCCTTAGATGTGTCAGCCTCCTCAAAGTCTTCCCCGGCATAGATGTTGATCCCAAGGCCATGCAATGCTAAGGCCTTCACCGTGCTACGTTGAATCGCTTTGTTCACATCGAATGATGTAATCACGTCAACTAACACTGATTGGTTGCGTAGGTTCATTACTGGCAATTGATCAATGTGCTCAACGCCTTCGATGGTTACACCAACTTTAACCCATGCAGTTCTGCCATCAGTAAAGTAGTTCTTGCCATCCACATTCTCATAGATGGTTCTGCTTGTGTTCGGGCAATTGATACACGCAAGTCTCCACGCGTTAGCCCATGACAAATAACTTTGTCCTTGTTTCTTCTCAACGTACTTCGTGACGTCAATGCTCGATAGTTTTTCAAATGTTGTATTCATATTAGATTTTTTAGGTATTCTTTAAACATAAACCAGTAGCAATTGTATATGCTATAGTCAATAAATAATGCATGGGTGTACTCCCAAGTAAAGTAGACATGGTATTGATCCTTGTACTTTATAATTGTGAATGTCTCGCTCTGGTATACTTTCATAACTTGCTGAATTGATGATTTATTTCGTATCCATTAATCGTGACTATTGGTTCCGTCTCATGTGATGCAATCATTCTCTCTAAGTACCATTTGGCCTTCTTCATGTCTTCTAAGCCACCCTTCTCCTCACATCTCCAAAGGTACTTGATCACGTTAGCTGTTGCCACGGCATCTAATCCTTTCTTATTCATGGTCGCTGATTCAATTGCATCGATACACTCGACACTTCCTTGTCGGTAGTGTTGTGGGTTGATATTATCTTTCATCGGGTTTCAAATTTAAAACTAAGTTTCGGAAATACAAGTTTTCATCAAATAATTTTTGATAATTTTTAACGTACTTGTATACAGTTGATTGATTAATTCTGAGGTGGTGTGCAATGTCCTTTACCTTCATGTGATTTATCTTGTACAAGTTAAAACAAAGGCCTTGCTTACATTTACGCACGCCCCAGTCTTGGCTACTTGTGAATACATCTAAGTAGTTTCTTACCTCATATGCATATGCCATTGAGATGGCTAATCTCACAATGTGTTTGCATTCTTTACAGAACTGAGGAACCAACTCTTTGTCTCCAATCATTGCCTCTCGCTCATAGTCAGAGAAGTCTGATCCAGTCTTAATGATTACTGAACAACAATTGCATAGCAGTGCCCCATTCCCATTGTTCAACTTAAAGATCGCTTTCATTTGTTACCTCCGTATGTTTTTATTGATTGTATTTTATTGGCTAAATGCTCATTATGAATACGAGTACCTAAATGGCTTAAACATCTATACACATCTGCCATTATATTTGGCTTATGAACATAGTCATAACGTATTGTAACGCCTAATGATGATAGATTTATTGTACCGCCATTTATTACTACATTTTCAACACCATTTAGTCTTAACTCTTCTGCTATTGATTCCATATAGTCCACTGCCGTTTGTTGTTTATATTCTATCATACTTTTTCAATCATTAAAACCCACATATAAATAAAAGTCATAAATGTAATTAGTATAGAAAATAATAAAAGTATTTCTGCCGTCTGTTGTTTATTGTTTGTCATTGCTCACCTCCTCCGTAGGTTAATGGTACTTCAATTACCTGAACTCCGCAATTGTCTGCGTTATCCCAAAAAATAGAATCATCGCAATTTAGAATCTCTAGAAGATGCATTGCTTCTTCTTCCGTTGTTTCTTTGGTATTGTAGATGATGACAGTTCTTTTTGTGGTGATTGGTGCTAATGATGTTAGATGTTTTTTTACCATTTCTTGTGCGGTATCTGGATTATTCTCATAGTAATTTTTGATTGCCTCAGCAGTGTTTAGCAATTGTTGTTCTGTGTATAGTTTCATAATTGTGTGTATGTTATATTTGGATGTTGCCATGCTTGTTTACCACATTTTGCACATGGTAAAGTTTTAGAACTGTTACCATTTTGATATGTTTGAATTGGCTCAAATTTGCAAATGGTTGTTGTGGTTGTGTTGTTTGCATCGTTTACAACAATAGAATTGGTTGTACCCGTTAAAGTGATTTTGTTTGTTTCGTTTTTCATTCTTTTATCGTTTAAAAATTTGTTTAGTGTTTCAGTTGTTTCCTTAATTAATGCTTCATCAAGTTTCTTTTCAAGTTTGTTTAAGTCAAGGCTCATTTGTTCCCTCCTTTTTGCAATCTTGGTTTCTCTCAAACACTTCATCAATAGTATAATTACTATATCCATCAAGTTTTAATGCTAATTCAAGTGCTTCTCTAATAGCATAAGGATAATTACAAGACTTTGTGTCAATTGTTACAATTGCAGTTTGTCTTTCTTCGTTAGTTCTGTTAATAGTTATTATCATTTGTTACCTCCGTTTGGTTCGTTGTAAAAGTCAAATCTATCTTTTAAAATACTTGTAAATCTAATATGATGTCCTTGTTCTCTTTGTTCTAATTTACCTACATCAAAATAATTACCTATTAGTTTTAACTCATTTTTAATATCATCCCTTGTCTGCTCCTTCTCCATTTCTTTGGCTTTCTCAAGCCCGTTGAATTGCTTAATAATGTAGTTCTGAGTGTCTTTTGGGATCATGTCCCATAGTGTGTCTACTGCTGTCATCTTATTTGTTTTAGTTTAGATATGTAATTTGGATCCTCTGCGTAGCGATGATTGATATTTGTTAGGTATCTGTTCTGTATCGCCACATAGTCTCTTAGGCAGTCTCTGTATGTCGCATATGCGCAGTGGTCATTCTTCATGCCGATGACTAATTTAGATCTCGATGTTCTTATGCCT